AGCCAATCCCAGATGTTGCCAAGGTTGGTGGCTACGAGTATAAGGATCCCGATGGCAGCTGCTACGGCAGCCACTACAGCGATGATCGGCAGCATACCAGCGCTTGCGATCGCTGAGGCTGCGCCAACGATAATCATCGCGGTACCTACCGCGGTTAGTACACCCGCCAGCACGGCAGCCGCCGTGACAACGGCCTGCAACACTGCCGGATGCTGTTGGAGCCATGTGAGGACTTCGACAGCTTTATCCGCGACAGTTTCAAGCGCGGGTGCCAGATTTTGCATGAGTGACATTTTTAGCTCATTAACCTTGGTATTGACCGGATCCATGATGTCGCCCAAGTTGGCTTGCGCGTTCGTAGCGTCCATCGTTGATCTGCGATAATTCATCAATCCCTGATTAGCTTGCTCGTACGCGTCTCCCGCCTCGCCATATAATGCGTAAAGGGTATCCATAATGAGCGCGTTGCGCTCCTGCTCCGTTGAACACTCCTGCAACGCCTTGTTGAATGCATCCTCAGCGGTCACTACATCCCCGCCCATATATTCAGAAAACATCTCTGCCGCCGCACTGCTCCAGTTGAGCGCGTCAGCTAGACCGCCAGTAACCGTTCCGGTCCTGGCCGTTTCGCCTGCTGCCTCCGCAAGGTTTTCGATAGGTAATGCCTTTTCATATACGCCCCAAACACCTTTAGAAATCTGGATCCACTTAGTTAAATCCTGTTGGCTGCTAGATACGCGGGCAATGTTATTAGCCGCTTCTACGGCTTGGTCTTCGTCGCCAATGGTTGCATACAACTCTCTCATAGTGCCGTAAGCTTGCTGCGAAGAAAATTCGGCTTGACCATACGCTGTATTGAGCGATGAAAGGTATGACCTATAATTTTCTGTCGCTGAAGACAGCCCCATAAGCGCGTTGACCGCTTGTCCCGCGCCTGAGATAAGACGCTGGAGGCTGTCAGAAGCAAAGTCTGCCACTGTACCCTTAAGCACGGTAAAACCGCCCTCGGTGGTGCGCGCTGCGTTATCTGTGTCGCGCAGGCCACTGCTTGCGCCGCTGGCAGCATCGTCTATAGAGTCATACCGACTGGCAAGGCCACGTGCAGCATCCTCGGCAGCAGATAATGCCGCCTTATTGTTTTCCAGATCCCATGACAGCTCGTCGATAGCAGCAGCCAGATCCTGCGCCTCTTTGCTGGCCTGATCGCCGCTCAGCACATAGGACTGGTACATCTTCTGCGCAGCGCGCAGTGACTTCTCCTGGCTTTTTATGGTGTTATTAAGCGCGGCGGTAGCCCCTTCGGCCTTGTCGGCGGCGGTCTTAAAGGTCTCCATGTTCTTTTCTGCCGCTTTTATCGCGTTCTTTAGACTGGCCTCAAGCTCGCCGGATATCGACAGCTTGGCCTCAAGCTCTTTCGCCATACTTACCACCTCCTGGCGTGCTTATGCGGTCTCCTGGCTCGTTGGGCTTGCTTTTTCGCCTCTTTTTCGCGTTGTTCGCGCTCTTTCTTGGCGTCGTCGCAAGCCTCGTTATATTCCTCGATAAACGAGATGACTGATACGTTGTTTAATTCGGTGACGCTTGTGGAGTAGGCTCTGCTGTAGTCTCGGATGGCTCTTCGGAGTTGCTTTCCTGAGATGCCTCCGATTTCAAAATAAAATTTCGCCCTACGTTCATAACCTCCACAAGGTCAAGCCCGTGCACGCGCTCGCAGTCGACAAACTCAATGCTGTTATTGGATGCGGCGACGACGGCAGCAAAGCCAAGATAAAGATGCAATGCAAAATCAAACTCCACAGCTGGCGTGATGGCTACAGTCTTAAGCCCTGCCGCCTGCTTTTTCGTGGCGTCGGCCTGCGCAAAGAGCGCTGGCGTAATCTCGTTGGTGTCATAGGCTAATTTGGTCATGGATTCGCCGTTGATCATGACCGGATTTCTGAGTTCAATAAAACCTTTCATGGGTATTCCTCCTAAAAATAAAAGCCCTGTGCGGGGGCCAGCACAGGGCATAAGTGATTACAGCATGGCCTCGATGTCCACGGCGTAGTCTTTGCCGTTGATGGAGATCTTATTCGCCAGTCTGTCGATGACGAACAGCTCTTTGCCATCATGCACGAGGCGATAACGTGTGACGGTATAGGTTGGCTCGGTCTCGGTGATCTCACCTGGCGCGATCTCTACCTCAGGGATGCCCTTTGGCAGGCAGTGCAGGTATGCTTTGCAGCCCACGTTGGTGGTGCTGCCGTTGGCGTTGATCTTGAGATAAACCCAACGATGCTCAATGTCGATCGGCTCGCCGACGACCATAGACGCAAAACCTTCGTCAGCGCCGACCTTGGTCACTGCCAGCTCCATATCCTCCAGGAGCTGTGGCACTGGCACACCCATGGTACCGTGTGCGTTAATCTCGGCGATCACAAACTCTACGTTAGGGAGCGTGAAGCCGTAGTCGCGCTCAACCTTATTGCCGTTGACGTATGTGGATGATCCTACGACAGGACCGGTACGGATAATTTCTGCCATAGATTACACCCCGCTTTCAAAGTAAGAGCTAAAGCCCTGATCGGTGTACGCAACACCGGCATTAAGGCTCTTAGCAGGTGGCGTTGGCGTGCTCTGGATATCCCAGTAGAAGTTGCCCTCGATCATCTCTGCAGTGCTGTTGTTGGTCTCGTCAAAGACGATGACTGGCGTGCCGATCAGCGCGCCCATAGCAACGAGAGAGTCAAGCTCCTGCTGCTCGGTGTTGAGGATGGTATCCTTGAGTGCGCGTGTCATTGGCTCATCGATCTGCAGTGCGTGGCGCTGCTGGAAGCCGTTGGTCAGGTAGAACAGCATGCGCATGGATACGTCAAAGACGCTGCGAGGATCGGTAACTGCGCCAAACTTATAATCGGCGGTGTGTGGTCCCCAGAGTACCCAGCGTGCGCCCCAGTAGACGATAGTGGTGATACCGGACTCGTTAAGCTCGTTGGCGCGGGACTGGTCAAAGCCACGGTTGGTGGAGCTCTCGCCAAAGTATTGCTTAACTAAAAAAGTCTCCTTGTTGGATGGAGACTCGAATGGCACGCCGTCATGGGTGGCGTCGGTCAAGAGCATCTGCCAGACAGTGGCTGTGGACAGATGGTAAATATTGCCGGAGCTGTCCATGCCCATAGGCCAGCACACGTCAGATCGCTCATTGGTAAAACCGTTGGTGGTCTGGAACGTTTTGACGTCCTCAATGGTGTCGCAGTCCTCGATAGGCAGGTCTGCAACAACATAGGCGTCCCAGTGACCGTTGATCTGCATACCTGCGGTGATCATAGCGTCGTAGACGTCTTTGTCATGGGACCAGCCTGGCGCTGCAATGATATTAGGGATCCAGTTAAGCTCCTGATAGACCAGCTGCACGCAGCCGAGGCCGGTGTATACACCGCCAGCGGTTACGCCGCCGATGATGTCATCCTTATCAAGGTTGGTGGTGTCAACCTCGTTATAGGTTGCCTGCACCTGCCCAGAGATCCCAGCAGAGCTAATATCATTGATAATGACCTGCTGCTTGGTGTAGTCATAGTCCAGCGTGTAGTCAGTGCCTTCGACCTTATCCGCAATGGCAAAAGTGTCGAGGATGATCTTGTCGCTGGTGATTGTGGCCTTTTTGTTAGCAAATGTTAGCTGTGTGGTGGTAGCCTGCGCCTTTTTATGGGTGGCAGGATCCAGCACATTGATAACGATAATCGGCCCGACATTGCCGTCAGGGTTGTTAAAGTGCGCCTTGAAGGCCTCGCACAAGGTAAAGGTTTCCCAGTCCGTGCTATCGCCAAAATAGCGACGCGCCTGATTAAGGTTATCCAGCTTGACAGGTGCATTAACGTACTCAGCATAGCCGCGCACGAGGTTTACCGGCGCTGTGCCGACATAGACGGCAATGGTGCCAGACTGAGTGATCGGCTGGAAGATGGAGTCTTTCAGCGTGCCGTATGCACCGTGAAGATAGGTGGTTGCCAAGGCTATTACCTCCTTTTACAGATATTCGTTAAACGCTTCTACGTTCCGTACGATCGGATAATTAAGCGTGAATTGTACCCACGAGAACCAGAACGGATAGAAGTCATTACTGCCATCCATCTCCTCCCACGGGCCAAAGTGCACGCCTGAGTTGACGTCCAACTCATAGCCCGCAACATGGGTGTTGCTCTCGATGACGCGGCGGGCAGTGTCCAGAAAATTCCAGGCGTCCCGCCAGCCTTCGCCGGATCTGATAAACTGTCCCGGCGGCTCGTCGTTGCTGTAGCTCATCCCGCCCTGATATCTAAAGATGTCTTTGCTATGGAGTCCAGGATCCCAGGTACACAGGATAAATTGCAGCGTGATACTGCCGCCACGACCGCCTCCGGCGTCAAGCTGATCCGCGCCCTCAACAAACCGCACGCTGAGATACGGGATCTCAGACTTGAGGTTCTCCGGCAGCTTATCCTTGCTCGGAACGTATAAAGCAAAAGCCGATGGATGGGCGAGCTCGTACTCATATTGCCCATCTATCGGCTCTGTATCTTCGGTTGGGGGGACTTTAAGCTGAACAATATTGCAGATGTTCTCCTGAGCCCAGGAAGTAACATCGTCGATGATTTGCACTATGTTCAAGGCTCATCCCTCCTATCCAACTATGTTTTCTCTCAGTGTTACAGTTGCAATGCCCATATCTACCTGCCAGTCATCAACAAGGCACTCTCTGCCGTTGACGTTCAGGTTTTCGCCAGGTGCGCGCCGTGGCGGAAGATCCTCCACGCGGGCATAAAAAAGAGTGGCGCTTTCAGCGATGGCGATATCCTGACCTGCCTGTCGTTCCTTTAGTTCGTCGTTGTCTACCACGATAGGGATCTCTTTGCCTTCGATGTGGTAAAACTCCCCGAAGTAGTCGACGTCCAGGAAAACGTTCAAGCGGTCAGCTCGTGCCATCTCCTTGAAGCCACTC